TCTCCAGCAGTTACTTGAGCAGCTTTTAAACTACCTAATGTGCCCCCAGAAGAGAAACTTCCGTTTTCAGCACTAGCGTAAGAAACGGTTGTGGAAGTTAGAGCAGTAATTAGGGCCCCTGCAGGAGCTTTTAAACTGCCTGAAGTAGCTGTGTTATAGCCTGCAGGATTCATGCCTTCTACATAGATTCTTTGTCCTACTCGGAAACCTGTAGTAGCTCCAACGGTCAAGGTAGCTACTGAACCATTTCCTGAGGCTCCCGTAACAGCTTGCCCAACCGGCAATACAAAACCGGGTTTAACAGTGCTTTCATCTCCCAATTGTTTTGCAAAACCACTCCAAGAGATAGTTGCAATACCATCAATATCAAAGTCCATCGAAACAGAGTTAACTACAGAACTCTGTAGTTTGTAATATTGAATGTTAGTGCCGTCTTCGAAACCGAAATAGATATTCCAATTATCGGAGAAAGAAGAAACGTTTGAGTTGTTAAAATTAAAAGTATTCGTACCATTAGTTACAGCATTTACTGCAGGACTTGAACTAGTGCCAGAAAATACTTTAGTAGTGTTGTTGTAATCATTAGCTCCAAGCGACATAGCCCAAAGAACGTCTTCAGGTGCTCTTGTTTTAGAAGAGTCTGTGAAAGGACGCGCATAAGTACTCATAGACCACTCTACAGGAGCCAGACTATCATTAAAAAGCAGTCGAGCTCTACGAGAGGTGGAGCCTGCTTCGTTGATTGTGATTTCCGAAGAGTTGATTGATTGGGTGAACGAAAAACCGTCTAAAACAGATAACTGCCAGCCATTTTTATGGTAGCCGTTAGCGTCTAGAAGTTCTACGTATACGGTAGCGTTTCTTGTAAATTGTAAAGCCATTATATTTCTCCTGAGAAAACTGTACCAGTTTCCCCTGTCCTTAACCTAAAAGGTTAGTATCGAACCTCGCAAATAATCTCGCCTACTGCTAAAGGTTCTAGGGCTCCTTCATCTGTGCTCAAGCTCAAGATTGTTATCTGCTGAACACGTTGAGGTTGCCCGTCTTGGTCTGTGTAGGAAAGACTTCCATTGTCTTCCAAAACTGTTTCTATGTCCTCGAATAACTTTTCAAGAGCAAAAATTGCATTTTCTTCTTGAACATATACCCGAAGAGTAACTGTTAGAAATCTGTCTTTATATCCTCCGCCTTGGTACTGTCTTGTTTCCGACCCGGCACTCACATGAACTGCTGGAAAGTCTTCTACTTCGTCCCAGAATTTTAATCGAGGCAGTACGTTGTTATATAGATTTGTTCTATAAGGGAAATTACCATTAATAAGCTTAAGCTTAGTTTCAAGAGCTTTTACAATAGCCATTCTTCGTGTACTATAATCTCTAGTAGCCATTTAAACCCTCCTAGTATAGAACCTTCCCTCTATTAACTCTAGGGCTATTTCTCTTATAGATTTATCTATTAATTTTCTGGGGTCTCTGCTTGCACTCGCCCAAGGAGTCTTTCCAGAACCCTGCTCAAATATTTGGTAAGGATTTTTTTGATAGGTAAAACCTATGCTCGGAAACCCTTTCTTTGTTTGTGTTATATCCACTACTCGCGCGCTCTCAGCGAATCTTCCCGTTCTATTTTGTAGTGAAGGGGACATCATATTTTTCTTTACTCTATCAGGCAGCTTTGCATTAATTAAAACTTGTAATGACATAAAACTAGAATAGGAAGGCTCTTTTTTTGACGCTTTGCCTTTGGTTACGCTTAACGTCCCTAGACTCGCTTCAGTTTTAGTTACCTTTGTTTTTCTCTTCTTTGTTTTGCTAACAGAACCTTTAGATAATTTAATCGGTTCTGTCTTTATTGTAGTTTTTATGTTTTTGTTTAGCTTTGTTTTTACTCTTTTCTTTAGCTTTTTTTGACGAATAACATTTCTACTATCGGATCCGGGTCTATCGTCAAAGCTTTCTGAATAATCTAGTCGTATAAGAGCTTCTTTTATCGTGTCCTGATAAAGCTTTTTTAGTGCTCTTTCTCCCCCAGACTTAGCTGCATTTACCACTCTGGAACCTAGGCCTACTACTATAGTATCGTTGTCCAACGTACCTGTTTTAGATAGAAATAACTCTAGCCCTAACTCTTTTACGTCTGCAGCGGTAAGATCACCTCCTCTAGTGTTAAAAGAGCCTCCCCTTCTACCGAACTTATTGATAGAGTCTGTAACTTGTTGTTCCGCAACAGAATCGTGTTCTAGGTGCTCTAAGTTAAAAAACTGATTACTACTACTATCCAAATTTACGTTCTTTCCCCGAGTATTAAAAAAGTTATTCAGAGCAGCGATATATTCATTCTTTGGCTGAGTATAGAAAGACTTTACAGTATTAAAAATACTCATGTGACCAAACGGAGTCTCTAGTCCTTGATCTACTACAACTGAAAAAGCCCAGTAGTTATTCCCTTTTATGTTATCAGGGAAACTTGCTTTTGCAGCTTTAAAAGTCTCTTCTGCTATATATCCGCAACCACTTCTAATTAACTCGTCTAGCTGAGCTTTTTCTGTTTTGTTTTTAGGCACTAGAGATCCCAGTTGCTTGTAGCTATGAGACATTAGGCCATTTACTGTCATTTTTAATGTAGTTATTTTTCTGTCGGATGTCTCTCTTCTATACTCGTCACTATTCTTGCTAAGATCTCTATCTAGCTCATTTAAGAGTTTTCTTAAAAATGCTTTACTCATGACACTCTATACATATCTAGGACTCTACGGATATGGTCGGGAAACCCTGGATCATTTCGTATGGCGGAGCTTCCTGCACCCTCGCGAGTTGCAGAGCCAATACTCTGTCTCTCTTTCCACTCATCCTTATGATAGTATGTGACAATGTCTGCAATAGCTAACTGCAAGTCTGAAGGGATAGTTGCATAGCCAGCTAAATAAACAACTTTAACAGAACCTACTCCATGAGGCCAAGCTTTGTAAGAACCCCCTTCATGTGTTCTAAATACAGAATCTGAAAAGGCGTCTAAGTACCACGAGTACTCAGGGGGTGTTCCTCCTCCATTAGTGTATAATTGTGTATAAGCACTAGCCTGGCCCACTCTTTCATGTACACTTGTAATACTAATAACGGGGCTATACTTTAACTGAACTGTATGAGTATCCCACTGAATATCAAAATATTCTGTGTATCCTGAACCAGAGGCATAGGTATCAAACTCACTGTTACAATAAGTTCGGACAAGCTTACTTACACTCGTAATTAGCGTCTCGAACTTTTCATCGTACTGAGTAGAGTTTACCCCTTCTAGTAATTTATAATCATCTAAAGTAATTAAATCAGCCATTTATTTTCCAAAAAAGGCTTGGGAAGCCCGAAAGCTTCCCATCCTAGATACTATCTTACCACTTGTGCGCAACAACTTGTCCAGCAGCAGCAAACATCTGGTCGAAACCACGACGTTGCGTAGCAACAAGAACTCGCTGTTGGTTAGCGACTTCATAGTCAGACTCAACAGTAACACCGCGAAGTACTGGTACCAAGAAGTTACGAGCATTAACAGCAACACCCCAAACCTTGTTAGCAGTCTTTCCGCCAGTGAACTCGTCACAAACGATGATTGGTGAGCCGTAAGCCTGACCAATTTCGCCTGAGATCTTAGTAGCGCGATCACTTCCAACGAGGTTGACGTCTTGGAATTCTGGATCATCAAGCATATCGTAGTATGCATCCAAAGATACAATATATACTACGTCACTCGGACGACGACCATACTTACCCATTGCTTGACGCATGTTCAACAAAGCAGCAGTAGTAGCTACATAGGCACCGGCAGAAGCGCCGGAGTCAAGTACTTTGGTGTCATCAGTAGCAAGCTTGATCAAACCATTCTGGCCGCCAGCGTTTACTACTTCAGAAGAGCCAGCTTGAAGGATTGAATGCTCAATAGCACGTGCATGTGCACGAACCATAGCTTCGCGAATCAAAGGAAGAACAGGCATAATTGCATCTTCTTCAGTTTCGTTAGCCATAAAAGACTTAGAAACCAACTTCTCAACGGTCAATACTTTAGATCCTAAAGTAACCCCAGCATTGGCGCCGGGTGAAGCTTCATCACGTGAACCCAGGTTACCTTTAGGAGCAGCGCCTGCGCCTGTTCCAGCAGCGTTAGCGCTAAGCCATTCTGCATAACCTGAATCAGGCATAGTTGGAATAACCATTGAAGCAGCGTTCATCTGAATCTTACGGAACAGAGGGTCGAGAACAAGCTCGAGCTCAATGTCACGTTCGATAGCAGTTGAAACAGTAGTTTCAAAGTCATCACTAGCACTAGCAGGCAAACGAACACCCGCAGTATTATTAGTAGCTTTCTCTAGAATAGAACGACCAAACTTGGTACCTTCTAATCCTTTGTTAGTAACTACACCTAGAATATGCGCGTTTACCATGTCGTCTTCTGTGAAACTAGATTTTTCGCCACGGTCAGCGAATACTCGCTTACTGTCACGCATCTTCTGAATTTCCTCAGATTTCTCAGACAATTCTTTTTCGAATTGCTTGACAACTTCCATATGGTCGGCTTCTTTCTCAGACATTTTAGCTTCAACGTCAGCCATTAATTTTTCTGTACCGCTGGAAACAGCGGTTACAATGCGAGCTTCTTCAGCAGCTTTTTGAACTTGTGCGTCTTCAGCAGCTTTTTGCTCTGCTTCCAATCGCGTTTGCTCTTCTGCTTTGCGCTCAGCGTCTTTCATTGCCATTGCAGTTGCGGTCTTTTCGACAGCAGCAGCCACAATCGCATCGATATCGATATCACTCATAGTTTTCTCCTGTACTTCGACTTGTGATAAGTCTTTAGGCATTGACTCGGTTTCAGAATGTTTTTCAAACTCAACAGTTACTTTGTCTTCAGTTTCCTGAATATTAAGTATGTGTTTTTCTTCCACGGAATCTTCGGTTTTGAAAGATTTCTTGAATTCTTCGTACTCAGATTCTGAGTTAAAAGATTTTGCAAGAGAAAAGGTTGCAGCTTGGTTAGCAGGAACCGTTACTACTGAAACTTCCAGTAATTCTGCGTCCTTAATCTTATATCCATCGGTTTCGGTCATATATTCCGCATCCTTGACTCGAAACCCGACTGAAAAAGCTCCAAGGACACCTTCTTTAATTAATTCACCTACGTGACCAGCAGATTTAGCAATTTTTGCTTTTAACTGCAGACCATTGTCGTTCGTACCAAGCGTAATTGCTCGGCCAATCGGCTGATTGTAGTCATGATTAAAAAGAATTACGGGATTGTTTAAGTAATTTTGAAGTCCGCCCTTTGTCCAGGCCTCAGTCTCAATTACATCTCCAACACGGTCAGTACTATTAGTACTAGCCATACCAGCGATATGAAGATCATCCCCTTCTTCAAACGCTTTAAATGTGGAGCCAATGTGAAAAATCTTATTCACTTGATTCTCCTTCTTTTAAAGACTTTAATTTCTCCAGAGGAGAAAGATCGTCTTCTGAAGCCGGTTCAAGAACGGGCTTTTTAACAGGCTTCGGAGCTTCAACGGGCGCAGTGCCGATTGAAGCCCAGTCTGCCGGATACATATGTTGTGCAGTTTTAAGGATAGAGTTATAACCTCTGCCCCTAAAGTATCTTGTTAGAAGTCTAGGATGGATAGGCCATACGTCTGCGCCTAGTCTATAATATTCCGTTTTTCTTAGTACTCTTCCTTGTTCGTGGAAGAAGTCAACTAAGGTCTTTAGTACTTCTGTTTTTTTCATTTAGTCTTCCTCTGATTCTTCGGGTCTTCCACCCTCTGATGGGTTTACTGCGGAGCCCGCAATATTCGCTGGTACTCTTATTTCTCCCGAGCCAAAAATTTCATCATAGTTTAACGCTTCTCTTGCTTCGTTGGGTGTAATAATTCCAGAGTTAACAAGAGTAGAATAGTATGCTGCGGAGTCTCTTAGTTCTGGTTGTAACGCAGGAATATTACTAATATCCGGTGTAATCTCAAAACCAAAGTATCTCTCCATAGCCTTAGTCAGTTTCTCCACAATAGGAAGAATAGTTTCTAAGTAATACATTCTATGGTTAGGACGAATGTTTGCATTGTTTCCTGAGTCAAGCATGATGGGAGGAACGCCTAATACTTTTAGTATTTCTTTTTCTGCTCCTTCGATAGAAGCTTCAAAGTCAAGCTCCCTAAAATTCACATTTGAGATAGCATCCAATTCCATGCCACCATCTAGTACTAGAGGTCTTCTGCCTCCGCCGTCTGGGCGATATCTGGTCATCCAAGATTGAATCATCCTTTCCTTATTTTTCTCACTAATAACGGAAGGAGACTTGATCACAAGACCGGGAACAGCGCCATTCTTAAAAAAGTTATCCTGAAACTCTCTCATACGAGTAAGTTGTGACATGCTTCGTTGAGCAGCCCTTAATCTACTAGTCCCTCTGTAAATACTATGAAAAGAGTTTTCCTTAATATGGATAACTTCTTTAGTTAGATAATCTACATTAGTTTGAAATGTATATCCCCGAACATATGTTTTCTTATCGGGCTCGATATCCATATAAGTAGCAGGGAGATGATACAGAGAAATCCCATCAAAGTATACAAAAATGTTTCCATCTAGAATATAATCGATTATGAGGTTTCGCTTAAAACTGGAAATATCTTGGAAAGGATTCGGCTCTTTGTTAAGCAATAAGTCAACACGAGAACGTCTAACCCCTTTGGTTACCGAATTCAATCCTTGAACCGGCTCTCCTATTCTTAGAGGAATTTCAGCTGCATCATCTACAATCATATTTACAGCGCGATTGACTACTTCTAAGTATTCATAATACGCCCTGTAATTAGTAATAATTTCTCGGGAAGCGATCGGCCCCGAGCCTTCGAGACTAACAACAATCTCTTCTTGCGCGGGATTTAACTTTTCTTCTTGCCAGAAGTTATACCATGCCATGTTGTTTTTCTCTTTGTATTTCTACCCAGCGCATTTGCTTTTTGGCCGTATGAAGTGGTGGATTACGGCCGTAAATGCTATGAAGCTTGAGGTGATGATCATGGCAAAGAGTGACTGTATCATTATACAGCTCTTGCCAATTATCGTCTATAAACTCGTCTCTCCAAATAATCAGATACTCATCTGTATAGTGTTCGGGACGAAGTTGTTGTTTCTCTTTAATCCATTTATGATACAATGGAGCTAAAGTAAAGTAATGGTGAAAATCTAATTTAATCTTGACTCCGCAAATCTCGCAAGAGGAGGCTTTTTCATACTTAGCTTTTGCTTTATCCCTAATGTATTTTATCGGATC